ATGCCTAAAATTCTGCATATTTTAAGAACCGAATACGCTAGCGAATACGCTACCGAATACGTTATGAGCAACAGAGGTCAGTGGTCAAAACCCAAAATATACGACGCTGGAGGGGATATTACCAAGCGTTGGTACGTCTATTTTTCCTACCGTGATCCACAAACGGGGAAAATGGTAAGACAAAACCCCATATACCTTGGGGTAAACAAAGCTTTCAAAACACTCGCCGAACGATACGCCAATATAAAGAGGGTGCGTGCTATCTTGGAACAAAAACTCATCAATGGATACAATCCTTATAAGGACAAATATTCAGAAAACAAAATCATCTCCATCCACGACGCTTTTTCCCGCGCCTTAGAGAATGCCAAGGCGACCATGAAAGAAAGCTCTTTCAAAAACCACCAATACCGTATCCGTACCTTTGAGAAGTGGCTCGAACAAAACAACTTCACTGGGCGAGCTGTCACAGCCATCACCAAAAAAACCGCTACCAATTTCCTTAATGCTATCCTGCTGAAGACAAGCCCTAAGAACCGCAATAATACCCGCGCTTCCCTCTCTATCCTATTCAAGTTCTTGGAGGATAACCAATATATTACCAACAATTTCATCACCTCCATTCCTGTCCTCAAGGCCAATCCACACCGCAATAAAACCTATACCCAAACCCAAGAAGACACCATTTTTGAGTATATAGAACAAAATGACCCGCTCCTATTGCGCTTCATCAAGTTCATCAGCTATAACTTCCTCCGACCTATCGAGGTCTGCCGCCTACAAGTCAAAGACATAGACTTAGAAGGCAAGCGCCTAATGGTCGAAGCCAAGAACCAAGCACGAAAAACCAAAATCATTCCCGAAATACTCCTCACAGAACTCCTATACCTCAAGGGTGCCAACCCCAACCATTTCCTTTTTGCCCCCGAGGGCTTAGGCCCTTGGGACACCTCCGAAATGAACAAAAGAGATTACTGGAGCAAAAGATTCAAAAAAGTCAAAGAACATTTTTCTCTTGGGGAGGACTACGGACTCTACTCCTTCCGACATACCTTTATTACCAAGCTATACCGCAAGCTCCGTGAGCATTACCCACCCTTTGAGACCAAGAGCCGCCTGATGCTCATCACAGGACATACCACCATTACGGCCCTTGACAAATACCTCCGAGACATCGACGCCGAACTCCCCGAAGACTACTCCCAACTCATTAGTGATTAGGGGTTAGTGGTTAGTGATTAGTGATTAGTGGTTAGTGATTAGTGGTTAGTGATTAGTGATTAGTGGTTAGCAACTAACAACTGACAACTAACAACTAATTATTGTACTCCTCGTAAAATTTCTCGATCTCTTCTAAGTACTTCTGTGTAATAAACGACAGCGACAGCATCCGAGAGCACACGAACCTAACCAACTTCTTTTCCTCCTCATCAAAGTAGGATAAATCCTCCAACAAATCGGGAAAGCTAAAAAGCTTCTCCTGTATATCCTCCGATTCGGCAATCTTGTTAGCCACTTAACAGAGCCAGCCTGAGAGCTTTATCCCCAATGGCTCATTTATCGGACGAGGTAGTTTGTTATCTTGTCTCATAGAACGGCCCTCCTTTCTTTTTGGGTTTGAGTTTGGTAAGCAAAATAAGACACATAAGCATGTATCAGAGAAAGGGGTAACGAAGAATTAGAAGTCGTCCCCGCAGAAGTGGAGACATGCCACTGCCCATCACGATAGGCAAGCAGGAAGTTACAAGAGGTTTCCTTAAGCAGAGAGCGGAAACAATCCTGAGCCACGACATCCACCACAATGGGATCGTCCGCAGGTTCGTAATCATTGAGGCCTTTCTTGCAGCCCAAAACACTTTGAAGAAATAGCCGATCCGTGCGACCAGCTCCCCACGATATAGCCTTGGCTACATGGTGAGAGGTTTGAGGTTTTAACATAGTATAAAAAATAAAAAAGCGTGAGTAGGTGCTGTTAAAACCTCGCCGGATATATCCGCAAAATTTGCTATATATTACTATATAGCTACACCCTCACGCTGTGAGTATTCGAAAATCTTTATGTGATATGCGGACACGAAAAAGCCGCAAGGTTTTAACGCTGCAAAAGTACAACTTTTTTCTATATACACATACCTCTTGAAAGTTATTTTTTTGTTAATTTTCGGTTCCTCTTATTTTTATCTATCTCTTTTTGTATATAAAAGAAGAGAATTATACTTATAAAAATTAAAATAATTGAAATATAAAGAGTAGGATTAGAGTTCTCTCTATCAAAGAAGTAAATAAGAAGACCTATACCCCCTATTAACCCCGATAAACAGCCCGCAGAAGAAAAAGGAGCTAATTTCTTATCTTGTTCTTCTTTCTTTTTTCTTCTTTCTATCCACTTTTTCTCATTTTCTTCTCTTATTCTAATATCTTCTTCAAGAGTATAGCCTTCACTAAGGATCAATTCTTTTTCATATTCCAATAATGATTTCCCATCGTCTCCAATCACCTCTACCCCTTCTATCAGTAAGGATTTATCTTTTAGGTAATTAGTTTTCATTACATAAAACTTCCTTTGTATAATAATATCTATTGTACAACGAGATTCACTAACTTTTTTTATACGTGCTTCTACTGAATAATCTTCATTTCGCAAGTAATTTATGATTTTCGAAGAGTTCTCTTTATTGAGTTCCCCAATTTTTATAGCACCAACTTTATATACCTCTACAATCTCATTGGAAATTTTTAGAAAAACAAGTTCATATTCGTCCAAATCTTCAAGTCCTTCCTTATTTAATTTGGTCAAAGAACAAGTGATTTCATAATCTTCTCCTACGGAGAATCCAAAAATATATTTATCATAATTGGTAATATAATCCCCTAAAAAAACAGGATCAGGCGCTACAAAATCCTTATTCTTCTTGAATACCTCTATAATAACAACCACAGCAAGCTTTATTCTTTCCTTTATATAATGCTTTTTGAGTGATGTTTTTATATAAAACTTATCAGGCTCTTTTAAATATGGTAATAGCACTTCTGCATCTTCAGAAAATAATTCTCCTATTATTCCCAAATTACTTTTTACAAAGACTTCATCATACCCATTAGAATTTACCGAATGTTCCAAATACAAGGGCTGATCAGGATACAATTTTTCTATGAAAGTTTGATACTTATCATATCCTTTTAAAGTTACATCTAAAATAGTTTCTAATTCCATGATCTATACTTATTTAAAGTTTATTTTATTAATTTTGAAGCAGTTATGAAATACTTATCAACAATGACATAATCCGTCTAAAAGTACGACTTTTTTTAAAAAACTAAAAATTTTTTTTTGATTTTTTTATACCATAATATAATAGGTATCAATCATGCATTGTCTGTTTAGACAATAGTTGCCGCCCGCAAGCAAAGGGACAACTTTGGAAAATTATTTTTTTACCTTCTGTCTACTGTCGTCTAACCACTAACAACTAACACCTAACCACTCGTCCCCCCCCCCCCCGGGGGGGGGGGGGGGCGCGCCCCCCGCACACCACGTATCCTCCCAGTCTGCGGGATTGACTACCAGCGGCGCCTTAGTCTTAAAATGCACCTCCACATCTACCCCGTACAAGTGTGCTTGTGGCTCCTCTATGGGGAAAATACGCGTCAAGTCCTTCTCAAAGGCACCATATAGGAAATGATCCCGCTGGTGACTGTCCCACCTGATACGCGCCAAGAGCTGCAAGGCAATACGCTCCGCTTGGTCTATCTTCTCCTGCTGCCCCTCAAAATCATCGTGCGGCGCATCGGCATACACGATACTAAAAACGAGCTTACGCCGCCCCAAGGTGTTCAGCTCGCCCCCGTCCAAGCCCAATTCATAATCATAGATCGCCAAGAATGGAGAGGCAATCCCCGCAAAGCTACTTTGCTTCTCTATAATCTCACGGGAGAAATACCCCACGTGCTCCTGTATCATCACATGCTTATCGGCCAAGTGATGAAAATAATCCTTCAACTGCTTATACATCGTTTTTTTTTAAATTTTCCTCTTTTTGCTCAAAACCCCGATTTTTTTTTCCTACATTTCCTACAAAACCTACAAAAAACATAAGTTGCTGAAAATCAAGACAAATATTTTTTCAAAGGGGTTTTTTAGCGTTAATTTCCCTTAAATTCCTGTAGGAAAACCGCTTTTCATTTTCCTACACTTTCCTACAACTTCCTCATTTTCCTACAAATCCTACGCCTTTTCCTACGCTTTTTTGTGGTTAAATAATTGATATTTAGTTACTTAACCCTTTGTAGGAAATGTAGGAAAAAAAAACAGTACTTTTTAGCGCAAAAGTGTATTTTTCAAAAAAAAATGCACTTTTCTCTCTTACCCCCTCCCCCCCTCCTCGTCACTAGTCATTAGTCACTAGTCACTAGTCACTAACCACTAATCACTAACCACTAAAAATAAAGTCCCGACTTCTTCGCCACAGGCTCCCTAAGTACGAGCGGCTCGCCTTGGTAGCACGGGAACAATGCAGGGTGTGCCTTTATATATTGTAATAGCAAGTCCCTATATCCCTGCGCCCGCTCCAGGAATCCCTCCTTAAGGGCTTTTAGCTGGGTGTCGCTCAGCAGCATGGACTTCTGCCAAGGCAGCTGCTCCCATTGCAGCACGATTCCAGAAGTGGTATAGGTAAGCCCCTGCATAAAGACAGCATCGGCCAAGGTGTAGTAGCCTACAATCTTCCTAAGCAGCGCAAGCGCCGTCTCATCCCCGCGTATATCTGAGAGCACACAGGGCGACAGCTGCGGGGCTATGTACAACTCCCATATATCCCGCATCAGGGGCAACAGCCGCAAGAAGATCTCGTACGAATCCCCTATCGAATACAGCGCCGACAGCTCCCGCGGACTACCAAAAAGCGACCCCGCCACCTCACGGGCAAAGGGCAATTCAGGACCAAGGGAACTCGTGGAGAGGAGCGCCACAGCACCATTCAGAGCATGATCCCCAATGCGTACCGCGTTCAGCCCATAGTCTCGCACATCCCACCAGGGCGAGCGCTCCATCTTATTATCTTGGTATGCATTGGCACCCGTACTGGATAGGTGCATTTTGACAAAGGGAATACTATACGCAATGGCATAGTTGGCCACAGCCTTTTTCACCCCCTCGTATATCTCCGCTTTGCGCGGCATAACAAAGGAATCATCGGAGAGCTTCTCCCAGATCACTTCCCCTACCATCGGACGAACCCGCTCACTAATGGCCGTCTCTATATACGGCCTAAGGATCTGTATATCCAAATACTTGGACACATGGATATACGACTTAATCTCTTCAATTCTATCAAACATATCCTTTTTTTACTACAAATATAAAAGCCCTTCCCCTTGCGGGAAAGGACTTGTTTTTGTATCAATGCCTTTGTTATAACAGTAATAGAGAAGCCAACCTCCAACATAAGTAAGAAAATAGGAATATTACCATAATTGTAAAAAACCAGTTTTTACTCTTCCCACTGACTATATGGATAAACCCTCCTGTAATAAGTATAAAACAAATAAATAATGGGAAATAAGATAGTATTTTTTTCCACCAGATTACACCTTCTTTTGCTATAATCCATGGAAAAAGTATATACACAATAATCATAAAAAGCGTAAACCTTGCTAAAAAAAGTTCTTTTCTTTGTTTTGCTCTTCTTTCTTTCTCTCTTTCTACTATTTTTTCTATATCCTTCTCCTCTTGTTCTGTTTCTACATTCTTTTCTTCCTCTTTATTGGTTTCTGTGTTCTTTTCCTCTTGTATTGCTTCTACATTCTTTTCTTCCTCTTTATTGGTTTCTGTGTTCTTTTCCTCTTGTTTCGTTTCTACATTCTTTTCTTCCTCTGCCTTTTCTATATTATATTCGTCATTTTTATACTTATATCTAATATTTAGATCCACAATATTCTGAGAAGGAATAACAAATATATCACTAAGAATCTTCTTAAAATCTTTTTGTGTATGGCTATATCGTTGAGCTTTTTCCAAATACAAGTATTCCAAATCTCCTGATGTAGCATTTATTTGGTAATCTTTTAGTACTCCTTGTATCATTTTCTGCTTCCCATCCTCCTGCTGAGTTGTCAAGGTTACATCTACCCAAGGAAAAAGCACTTGCTTTTTGCTCTTAGGAACCTCTCCTTGAAAAATATAATGCCATTGATTGGAATAGCGAAATGCCTCTATTTTTATATCTATCCCAAACCATCGCACAAATTTGTGTAGAATAAAACCAAGAAGTCCTGCTACAATAATTGAAAATAGAATATAGCCTAATATAAAGAAAAGTAAGATCCTACCTTTCTCTATATCTATATCTGCAAAAGAAAAATTTCTATTTCTTCCTCCTAGAATATCATCTTTTATGATATCATTTTCTAACAACTTTATTTGAAGTATAGGAAGTATATAACTAATAAGTAGTAGTGTTATCACTTGTGAAAAAATTCCCCAAAAGATACTAGTTACTATACGTTCACTCCATTCACCTTTTACAAATTGTTTAGTGAATTTTGACCAATAGTAAAACCTCCTAAATATAAGACCAGGAAATAATACTATGACTATAAGAAGAATTGAACTTACGGCGACTTCAGGTAACATAAGATTCTATATCAATACGGTCATACTACCATCTGAAAAGTGTAATTCTTTTCTTATAAGTTGTACAGAACCTTTTTGCTTTCTCTCTTGATCTGCTTCTTTCAATGCCTTAAAAAAGATTTCACTTTTTTTAGGATCTGAGAGTATTTCTCTCCCTTCTGGACTGATTAGAGAATCTTCATCTGTAAAAAGTATATCTATCATTCTTTTAAATGGAGCCCACAATAGTTTAGTTGTTTCTCCTATTAACTTGAAGAGCTCTTTTATATTAAAGATCTCTTTCATATGTTTTATATTAAAGATCTCTTTCATATGAGTAGTCATTTTGATTAACGCTGCAAAGATACAACTTTTTTTCAAATCGTGTGACATTTGCCACACGATTTTATACTGTCAAAATGAAACACAAAATACAGGTACAAAAAACAGGTACAAAATGACATATATTTTTACCCCCCGCTAGCGCGAGCTTGCAGCTCGTGCCCCACTAACCACTAATCACTAACCCCTAAAAAAGCCCCCTAATTTACAATTACCTGCTGCCCATTGGGGTTCTTGTCTAGGGTCGTAAGGTTAATATTTGGGAAATTTCCGTATAGGCTCTCGTCCCAGCCGTTCCAATCCCTTATCCGCTCGAATATCTCCAAGGTACGCAAACGCTTAATCGGCATACGAGTGGAGAGGATCGTATAGGCTTCCCGCTTGTCCGAGCCGCTCCCGCTCAGGTTCTTCCCCCCTGGGATACCCGCCCCGAGCAAACAAGGATCTACCCCCATTGGGAAAAGTATCTCCGAGTTCCCCGCACTGGCATCGGGCAGGAAGTTGCCGTCTTTTATTTTGTCATCTATGGGTACCACTTCTATACCGCGTATCAGGTTCCCAGAGCTGTCACGAAAGAAAGGCGATAGAAAGGAGCGCCCCGCCGCCTTATTCCCACTCATATGCTCGTCTATCGCCTTGATTGTCTTTTGCCGCTCTTGCTCCTTCTGCACATCGCTCATCTCCTGCCATTCGTTGCGACCAAACTTATGAGAGAAAAAGTCATCGGCCACATAGATAACAAATTTCAAGTTCAGTTGGTTTTCAAACATGTACTTCTTGAACGTCGGCACCGAAAGCACCACATCCACCCAGCCATTGGCAAAGGAGCTATGCCATTTCACCTTGGGGTAATTCTTCTCCGTGGTAAGGGTACGCATTACAGGCACGACAAATTTATCCACCTTCTTTTCCTTGCAATACGCCTTAAGGCTCTCCACCGAATGCATATCCGAGTAAAAGGGTACTTCCTCCGTTAGCTCCTCGTCCAGTGTGCTTCCCCACGAGGTATTGATATACACCTTATCCACATAGCCCTTTTCAGGAGGTACGCCCAACCTGCAATGAGCCGCTTGCTGCCGCTTTATGGATACGATCTTGTCCCTATTGGGCGAAAGCAAATACTCCACAAAGGCAATCCCGTAGGTCTCAAAGTCTTCCACGATCTCGGACATGGTAATATCCCAGCGACAAGCCTTAAAGAACTGGTTCAGCTCAGGGAAAGAGTTACGTGCGCGTTCCTTAGTTACGATTCCTTCTTCTGTTTCCACATCCTGATAAAGGCGGAATCCCAACCCATAATGAGCCGAGATCAGCACCTCCAGCCCGCCTATGGCCGCCCCTGTCTTATTGAGCTTTTCGGTCAGCTGCTGCGGGTAAAGGTTATCATCCCCCCACACCGAGTACTTATCCGTATCGGATAGGTCTTTTTTTGACTTGGGCGCAGTAAGCCCATGCTTATTATCAAAGAGCACAGCCGCCCCACTCTTAGAGAGTATATATAAGTCGTTATCTATTTTTTCCATTAGTTAATAATTAGTGGTTGCAAACCCTCAATCCGCTGTTTTCCTTTCTCAAAGTATTCTTGGTCTATTTCGGTAGCGATCCCTTTCATTCCCATATTGTGCACCGCTTCCATACAGCTCATAGAGCCAGCAAAGAAGTCGGCTACCACTATCTCATTGCGGGGTTTATCTTTTGGGATAACCAATGCTAATAGGCGTTCTAAGAGGCGAACGGGTTTTTAAGTGGGGTGAATTGAGGAATAAAATGCATCCAGACCTTCTATCATAATACTTTCTTCATTAGTTCCTTCCACAATAGACTTTATAAGAACCAACGTATTATCATTTTCCCTCAATGTATTCCTTTTTATTCCCGTTCCCCATTTATGTTTTTTAAAACTTTTCAAATATAATAATGAGGTGTCTCCTTCTAAAAACTTTAATATATTATCTAATTTATCACTATTTTTTATTGCACTTTTAATCACCTTTATATCAGATACCAAAGAATCTATATTATACTTTTTCTTTTCAATGTAAGGTATCTTACATCTGTTAATATTACCTTTTTCTGAGTAAATAGAGATAGTTTCGTGTCTTCTTCCAATAGCTAACGTTGGTGTAGTACTTCTTTTTTTATTCCAAATCACCTCCTCTTTAAATACAAAGCCTAAGCCGTCCAATATGGTATTCCAGCGGTAAAAGGAAGTACCCCTACCAAACATCACAATAAAGCCTTTTTTGGTAAGTAACCGCTTGCATTCTGCAAAAAACCTTTGCTCGTCAAAAGGGCGTTCCAGCTTTTGGTTCTTCAAGTACAAGTACGGAGGGTCTATGCACACCACATCTATACTTTCATCGGGCAGGGTTGCCATAATTTCCAAGTTATCGGCATTATACAATTGCAAGTTGTGTATCTCCATATTTTTTGTATTAATAAACTACTTCTTTCCCATTAAAAGCCACTATAAACAGGATAATAATTTTCTTTATTGTGCCGTCTGCAAGTTTAATATTTCGTGTCTTGTTGTCCCAGTGGTCGGGGTTTTTCTCAAAGTCTTTTTTACCCTTAGGCTGTTGCATTAGGGTTGCATTATGGTATATCAGGAGCTTTCCGCCAAACCCATTTTGCTTGTTGTAGGTGCGTACAGCAATGGAAAAGGGTATCGGCTTTTTCTCTGCATCTAATTTTCGCATTTCCGCCAAAGCGTCATTTAAAAATATCTTTTCTACCATGCTGCAAAGGTCAAAAAACTATCAGGATAAATAAAGGACACATTCCCCAGCGGGAAAAAACAGGGTGCTTTATCATTATTTTGCATTAACTGCTTTGTTTTTTAAAATGTTAAAAGTCTAAAAATCAATTTCATTTTCATAGTGTGCAAAAAAAGCCCCCTGCCGCCTTAATCTTTTTTACAATTTGAATTTTAAAAATCGGAGCGAAATATGAAAACCGTGAGTAGTGAATGAGAGAGCTCCTAAACGATAAAAAAGAAGCCTCCATTATAGGAGGCTTTAGATATCAATGGATCAGATTATTTAAACCGAACTTATAATATAGGAATCATGGCGATCGTTATCCATCAGATAAGCATATTTCCACCATACAAGGTAGTCGAAGCAGTCCGACAGGTGGGTAGCGTGTTCCTGCGGGATAGAGGTAGAGCGCTCCGAGCTTTTGTCCTTCTCGAAAGAGTCTTCTTTCTGCTTAAGCCCTGCATTCTCCATGGATACAATTAGGTTGGGGCAGTTGTCCTCATTGATACGGACAAAGGGCAGCCCTTTGTTGCTCTCCTCTAAGATTTCGTTAATCAGTCGAAACTTGAGGATATGGCTTGGATTGTTCGTGTTGGGTGTCTTGTTATACACCTGCCAGCCTGCTGTGCGAAGCATGTCCTCCACATCCTGCGCCAGAGTGGTTTTGCTGTTGGCTTCACTCTTGAACCCTGAGCGATCGTGGTATAGATAGACCTTATTGCAGGTAGCCTTGTGTGGCTCGTAATAGTCTATGATCTTCTTAATAAGGTCTGAGAGCTTCTGTGGGTTCTTGACAAAGAAATCCTTAATGATACTCAGCGTATGGGTGAGCGTGCTCTCTTGGGCGACCACAGCACAGTTGATACGACCTCCGAAGTCCAATGATATTTCCAAGGGGATACCCTTAATCAAGTCCGTGTCATACGTACAGCTTGGGGTATAGTTCTGGGTAAAGTCATCTAAGAGGTTCGTGGCATACTTGTACTTGTAGTAGTGCTTATCGGCCAATAGTTGCGGATAGAATCCGTCGGCCACCTTGCGCGGGCGTATGTTCATGATCTCCGCATTGAAGAGCATATCCGATACCCGTTGCTCGTACATCTCCTGAATCCAATTGGGCTTGAGGTTCTCCTTATTGACCAAGGCGTTGGCTTTGATAAAACAATGTTCTTGTGGTTTTTGCAGGGCCAGCTTTTCCCGATTGGTGAACCACTCGCCCGTCTTGGTCAGCGCTACCGATGAGGTAAATATCGTAGCGTTGAGCAGCGAAGCACGGTCAAACTCTACTTTCTTAGCACGATTTGTGGTCAGTACGTTGTTGAAGAGGCGATCGTGTTCCAAGAGTGCCGCCTCGTCCCCTATGACCATATAGGAGTTCAGCCCGCGCCCCGAATTGGGATCGTCCAAGGATACCAGCACAAGGATAAAGCCATTGGAGAAATGCACCACATTGCTCCACGAGTTGGGCGCTTGGAAAGGCATTGTATACCCTAAGCTCTTACCGCTTCTGCCTACTACATAATCCACCTCCTCGTATAGGCCGAACATCTCCAGCCCCTCCTTGGTAGAGGGGAAAGTACGGCTTTTGATCTGCACAAAAGTAGCTCCTACCAGTACCCCCGTCGCTCTGGGCATTTGGCGTACGGCTTCCTTGACAAACCACCCCAATATAGTCGATTTGCCTGTACCACGCCCCGCCTCGATACAAATATTCTTCACCCGTCCGTACCTATTGGCTTCCACGGCTGCCATCTGCATGGGGTTAAGGTAGATCTCTTTAACTGGTTTTATTAGCATTCTTCACTTTTCACTTTTCATTCTTCACTCTCTTCATAGTCTATCTCCTCAGCGGGGAGTTCGTTGAAGTCCACCACCCCTGTACCTATGGCATCGCGTAGCATGCGCATCCCTTTGCGGCTCATCTTGATATGGTACTCATGAGCGGAGATCTTCTCAAAGTTAATCTCTTTCTCCTCCTTATCGAAGTTGAACAGCGACTTATACGAATCCAGCGCCTTACGCTCCTGCTCCAGATCGCCCTTCTTGAGAGCCTTTAGGTAGAGCTGCCAGTAGCACTCCGCTAAGATCATGCGCTCGGCCTGTACATCCACTTTGTCCAATTCCCCAAAGATCTGCATCGCCCAATTGTAATCCCTGTAAGCAGTGGCTTGGCTCACCTTCATCTCCCGCATGTGTATCTGTATGGCTTGATACTTGGAATACTTATTGGTCATCCTAAGGGCGTGAATATGCCTAAGTCGTGCCTTGATCTCCTGCTCGGCAGGGGTAAGCTCTATGCTCTCATCAATATGCGAAGCTGAGATACGAGGGTAAGTACCCTCTTTGTCGAATTTCACTAACTCCATCTTATCATCATTTAGTTATTGGATACTGGCTCTCTGGAACTCCACTACATAGCTGTGTAGATTCCGTGTGTTATCATAGGATAGAGGCTTCTGAGAGATAGGAATCACCTTGACCCAATCCGTATCATTAGCCTTAATAAAGCACTGAGGGGACTTGATAAGCTCCCATAGCAGCTCCACCTCCTCGGGGAATATCCACCCTGTGTTGAGCTTGAAAGTCCTTTTTTCCTTGACCAAAGCCTTGAACTCTTCATCCTTCTCGGCGTGCTGTGAGATGGTATTCTCATAATTGATGTGCAGCTCTTCCTCTCCAGAAAAAGAGAACCAATCAGGGCAAAGATTTTGATTTTGAAAAAGTACCGTGATAGGCTCCCCATTAGGCTCAGGCTTAGGCTCCAACGAAAGAGTGCTCTTCTTGATAATCGTATTCTTTCCGAAAAAGCGGTTGGCATTTTTTCGATAGAAACAAAGATTAGCTACCCCGTAATCGTCCACCAATCCAGAAGAATCAACGCTATTAGAAGCAATTTTCCCAAGGTCATTCCTCTTAAAAGCCTTAGTAAGAGCACTTACCGAGATTAGTGAATGGGTATAGGTAGAGCGTAACCCTACATTAGTCAGGTAAGGGTAGGAGAGAGGTGTCCTACCAGGGAGGTATCGCAGGGAAGATAGCTTGTGAGTCTTGAACTCCTCCCCCTTGAAGTTGGTTTCCACGATCGTAACATTTACCTCAGTAGCTTTCATCACCTCCACAGGGAGCGCTGTATTTTCGTTATTGATATATAGCCTTTTCAGATCAGGCAAGTTTTCGAAGAAATCCTGAATTTCTTCCCCAAGGTCAATCTTGGCCATGTTGTTAAAGAACACATACTCATACTCCTGAGTGGTGGTCACCCTTCGGCCATATCCTGAGAAATTCATCACCAACTTAGCACGGGCAAATTCCGAATTTTCATTTGTCTGTGCGATAGTAAGGATATCCTTGTCCAGACAGAAGTATATATCCTTCTGCTCGAAATCCAGATTAGTCTTGATCGTGAGGTCTACCGTAACAATCTGCGTGGAGTCCCTGTTGCTCTTGACAGTGATGTATTCCTCCTGAAGCCCCAGAGGGAAAGTCTCAGCACTCTTGGAGCGGAACTTAACCAAAACAAAGGGTTCTCCATTGTGCTTCACCTCCACGATTTCCACCCCAGCCGAAGGGGTGATCGTATAGGTAAGCCTATTGGCATTGTTGATACGAAAAGAGCCCTCATACCTTTCTCTTTTTTCACGATACAAAGTCGCTTCATAGTGTTTTTTATCAAAGGAAAAAGAAGTAAGGTCATTAATAACATTCAGCCTTATGGAGAATACCCGCTGAAAAAGCCAGTTATCCTCCTTGACAATGACCTGATCATGGCTAAAGTCGAAGCCCTGAACTACCCCTGTACGCTTGTAGTTCTCCGATAGAGAGAACTTAGCCCATGCCCACAGATCATCGTTATCTACTTCTACCTTGAAGAGGCCATCATTTTCAAAAGTATATGGCCTTTGCCAATGAGAGGCACCCTCGCTATCATGCACTACCCCTCCGAACTTTTGGTGTAGAACCAAAAAACTATTGATATTACGTATAAAGTGAGCTACCTGTAATAGCTCTCCAGTCTCCGCCATCGGTTCGACAAAGAGCTCCCGAGTGGCATTGTTCAGGGTCATATTGACCACCGGTGGTGTATAGATATCCTTAGAACCTCCCCCACTACCGCTTCCTCCTCCGATACCTTCTCTCTTTAGGGTGATGGGCACCTCCCTTTTCTCCAACTCTATGTTGTTTCCATTATTAACAACATAAGCTGTAAAGGTAAGAGTGAGCTTTGTCTCTCCCTGTGGGAGCTGGGAGAAGTTCTTATACCGTAGCAAATATTCTAATCCACGCCCACGAATACGCGTCGTCCCTGCATAAAGAATACGATCTAAGTAAGAAGGTTTTATATTTCTTAGGTCCTGATTTCCGGCATATATCTCCACGAAATCATTGGGGGTAATAGAGATGCTAAAGATATATTTATCTTTTTCCCACTCTCCCGCATATCTTTTCCATTCTTGGTATATTTCATCTTCACTTAGGGGCTCATAGACAGGTACATCTTTAAATTCCCAATGATCTAAAACTCCATTTCCTTTTACCCATTTTTTTTGTGTCTTATTGGTTTTCTTGCTGGGTTTGTATTTTTCCTCTGCTTTTCTTTTCTTGAGGTATTCTTCCCAAGGAACAAATAACTCTGTTTTGCCTGAGTATCCCTTGAACTCAGGGAGGAGGAAGAGTTCAGGAAATATAACAGACATTCGGTCATTATTAGGGATAGGCTCTCCTGTTTTCCAAGTCTTGTAGATAGGGTTCTCAGAGAAGCTCCACTCTATGATCTCTTGTTCTCTTTCATGATATCCATAATAGGGTTTTTTATCATTAGTGTCAAAAGAGGAATACCATACGGAATAAAATCTTCCTATATATTTACGTGCCATATTATTGTTTTTCTAATTGTTGTTTGATAAAGATAAGGAGTTCTTCTCCTCGCTGTTTAGGGAGTTCCTCAGCCAAGTAGGCGACAGCCCCGCTGGCTTCTATTGCCTCCTCAATAAAAGGTTTTTCCTTCATTCCTTTAGAATATAAGTGAGCCCTAAAAAAGTAGGTCGTTTGCTTGGGTTTTTCACGGGTGCGGGTGCCTCCAGCCCTTACGCGGGAGGCTTCTATCCCGTAATGTTGGATAAATCCATGCCGTGGCATCTTGATAGCAATTCCCTTGAGGTACGCCTGCTTAGTGCCATCAGCCCTCTTGGAATAGCGCATGCGCGCTACTGCGGTAGCAGCCTGTAGGGACGCTTTCCCTCCTGAGAGATGTCCACCAAAGCGGGTAGAGACTTCCCCTTGTAAACTGCTCTTGAGCAAGGTAGCAGCTTTCTTTCCTATTTCTTTTTCCCTTTCCATTATACATTGATTAGAGTGATTTCTACTTGGTAACATTCGCGGCTAAGAGTGTTCTTGGTGATGGACTTGATAAAAAATCGCTGGCCATACACATACAGCGTATCCCTTAGAGCAAACTCCCGTATCTGATTCTTATTGGCTATAAAGCTCCATGAAAGCTCATAGGAGGATAGGCGCATTTTGAACCATTCCTCCCAGTACTTGGTCACCTTTGGGGGCAGGAGCTCCTCTCTGGTCTCGCCCTCATTCTTGTTGCCATACCGCAAGCCATCATACCAGATAAGCCCTAATACATTACCTCCGTTCTTTCGAGGAATACAGGAATGCTCTCCCCTATAGAGTACCTTAGGCAGACAGTAGCCCTCAATATTTACCTGAGTGCCCCCCTGTTGTTCCCCTTGTGAGAGTTGCATGCCATTTTCGTCGATCAGTACCGCAGGATAGTTGAACTTAGCCTCGTCCATATCAGGAAACTTAATGAGGTAAGATTCCTTGGTAGTGAGTGTTTTCTTAGGATCCTTGATGGCAAAGGGACGAAAGTCCTTCATCTGTAGGCGATTCTCCGTGTGGATACGATTCATAAATATCTTGTCCCCCTGAATCTCCAGATCGTAATTCTTCCAGTTCTTAATAGTCTTGACCAAGTCTCCGAAGGTAATATCAGGGACAGCCCGCTTGAGGTCTACCTCATTGTTGTTAATCACCTGTTCAATCACATTCCCCTGAGCGTCATGCTGTGCAATGATATTCAAGTATAGCTCAATGGGGCTATTCCAAGCCCCCTCGAACTCACAACGGAGCTGATGGGCGCCCCCTGTCTCGATGGCAATTACCTGAGTAAAGCTCAAGGTACTTTGGCGCTCACTGATAGCCCC